GGGTGATTTAACTCAGATAACGAAATACCCTTATCAATCATCTTTTTATAGTTATCCGATTCCCTCATCAATATGTTCTTAGGGTACACACGACCATTTCTATTTGGTGTGTCATACTTCTGGAGTACAGCGTAGAACTCAAATGGTTTTGAATGGTCCATAAAACTTTTGGATTCCATTATATAGTGGTTGTTTTCCGACTTAGGATTTATATACCCAGCGTCGTACTCAATTAGAATACCCTTACCGGTTTCATTAGGTGCTAATATTTTCATTTCGAAGTTTTATAATAAATATTAAACTTTTTCTGTTTTTATCTTAACCTCTTTATAATTTCCATTTTTGGTTAGATAAAAATCAAAATGTGTGTTATTATTTAAAACTTCAGAATATATTCTTTTAAGTAAATTTTTTAATGACTTTTTTATTTCGTTTGATTTAAAATCCATATTTTCCGTTAAATATAGATTTATTTCTAGATTCATAAATGATTTTTTATTAATCTGAATCCCACTAGATCTTAAATCAAGATCAACAATGTAATTTTTATTAAATAATGATGTATCTAAATTATTATATATTGAATGTTTAACCGATCTACTCATGTTCATGATGACTCTAGGCCAGTTTTCAGACTCGTATTTGGGTTCAACCCAGGTCTGTAAATTTAGATATAAAGATTTTAAATTTTTTGAGTCAACGGTTCCGTATAAAACTTTTGAATTTTTAAAACCATCTATTTTTGACGTTTTTCCTTTTTTCATTTCTATTTTTCATAGTATATTTGTTTATTTTTTAATAAGTTTACGAAAAATTTGTATATATATCAATATAATAAACATTTAATTTGAATTATGTTAATAGTTAAGGTAAGAAAAAATGAAATTGAGAAGGCTCTTAAAGAATTAAAGAGTAAGGTAATTAAAACAAGACAGAATAGTTTTCTAAATGATCGAAAAGAATACAAAAAAAAATCTGTCGTAAAAAGACAGATTTTAAATAAAGCTATATATAGAGAAAAATTTAAAAATAAAAATTAAAGATCCTCATTTAATCTTTTCAGTTTAACATATGAGAATTTTGAAAATACCTCACTCTCAATCTTAGATATCGTTTCTTCAATAGTCTTAACTACATCGGTGTTTGATTCTGATAACTTTAATTTGTTTAATCTATTAATTGAATTCTCCTTTATAAAATTAAACTCCACCATTAATTTATTTTCATCCTCAGTCATCAATTTTTTAATTTCGGTCTTTTCCGATTCAGACAATGTATCCAGATAATCATTAACAGTTTTGTTAGCTATGTTCATTAAATTAGATAAGGTCACATTAGGTTTTGATTCAGTTATATTTTGAGTATCCATTAAATTTGTTAAAATATTTTTTTTACTTTTAACTTTCTCTTCAAGTTTTGTGACATTACTAGTAAAAAGGTTATCAATATCAACATACTTATTTTCAGATTTTAAATGACCAATCCACATGTTAATTTCATCTAAATCTGATTTTGTTATATTTTTTTTAATTGATTTAAATTCTGAAATACTTTCACTTATAAAATCAATACCGACAGATTCCGATAGACCCTTTTTTGATGATAACTCATCGTACATTAAGTACAACTTACTTAAATTTTTATTATTTAGAATCAATTGTTCAAAAACAAATAAATCCTTTTTCATTGTGTTATTGACATATGAGTGAACTAATTTGTCCTCAATTTTTGTTTTTAATATACCAAATTCCATGATCTTTTTTAGTATAAATATTACCCATTTAACAATTTATCTAACTCATCTGAAATTTCCCCTAAAGAATTATTTTTATTGTTGTTAAAATACTCGTCAAACGATGTATTATTATCCTCGAATAATAAACCTAATTTTTTTGGTGTTACCTCATCAGCTAACGGTTCTTCAGGTCCTGGAGGTGGTGGAGGTGGTGGTGGAGCTCCTCCACCCATAGGTGGTGGTGCTGATGGTCCACCCTCTGTTGGGGTTGTCGGTTGTGTACTACCTGTAACAGTCTTATATAGCCTATCCACATTATCAAATATCCCAGTTCTGGTAATAACCGTTGCGGTATTGTCAAGTTCAGCTGAAATAGCTCTTTCCATCCTAATTTGATTAATGTCAAGTTTAATATCCTCATCTGACATACCAAGAATATGTTTCTTAGCCCATGTCGCTGACGTTGGTTGGATTGATTTAGGTATCTCACCCACACAATCCTTATACAATAACATTTTTTCCTTCCACACCTCAACCATTAATAGGTCAGCTTGTTTAGATGGATTTGTTAACCCTAAAGTAAAGTTCTGTAATTCATCCTCAAACCCCATAAGGAATAGGTGAATAATTGCCACTTTATTTAGTTCAGCCAAAATACTTTTTTGTATTTTATTTATTGTTCTAGCGAATCTAATATCAAGTAATGATAGATTTTTACCATCACCAACAACCTCCTCAAAACCTAAATAAGCTTTTGGTATTCTTAACGCGGTTACTAATTTCTTTTGGATATACTCAATATCTGCGATTTCAGATAGGTTCTGAGCTCCTTGTAATGTTTCTATTGGCATTGTTTGTGCTGGGTCCCTAACCGGAATAAAATAATCCTGGTCAACCGCCATTTGGTTAAAACGTAAATCAACATTTCCGGTTTTTGAATCGACAACCTGATCACGTTTAAATTTATTCGCTACACGTTGTACATAAGCCTCAACGTCTTTGTCATCCATGTTACCAACATAAACTTTAAATACCCTACGTTCCGGTGCTCTCGATGTTCTATATATTAACATAGCGTCCTCAGCTAGTACAAGTTGTTTCCATATACGTCTAGCTTTCTCCAACATAGATGTACCGTATGGTAATTTCCTATCATCACCCAGTAATCTAAAATGAGCTATTTCCCAAGTGTTGAATTCCATATCCTTGGCTTTCCAGTGGAATCTAACACCTTTAGCTTTCGGGTCCGGTGACGAATTTACCGCCATAGCTTCCGTACCCCTCTCTAAACGTTCAATTTCGATATTTGGTAATTGTATACACCCAACAATACCCTTTTCCTGATCTAATTTAAGATATACAAAGTTATCACCATATTTACATGTATTTCTAATCCACATTTGTAGATTGGTATTAATATCTAATGTATTGTTAAATAAATCAGCTAATATACCTTTAATTCTTTTTGATTCGGAATATATTTGTAGTATATGTCCATCTTGATTTGGTGTGGTTGATTCCTCGGAATATATGTCCAACGCAGTTGATATTTCGGGAGTATACTCCATTGATTCGTAATCGTAAAACGCTGCTATACGATTTGGTTCATAATAAACCGCTTGGGTGTATAGATTATTCTCAACCTTTTGCCATTGACTAGATAAATAAAAAGACTGTTGAAGTTGGAGTTTCTCCCTTTCATAAGTTTCTTTGTCCGTGGTTTTTAATAGTTCCTTTTTGTCAAACTTATATGACGGATAATCCATACCCATTAAAGAGTTTGGTCCAAATGTCTTGGATAGTTTCTGCCATATTGTTAAATTTTTATTTTGTTCCATGGTTATAATTTAAACATTTTTTAATAAATATAAATAATTCCTAAACACAAGACCCAATCTCTGTAATGTTTAACGCTTTACACACATAGTTAAAACCGGATGTTGAACAAATAGACACAGTATCAAACGGACCTACAGTGTAAAATCCTCTATCACCAACACAATCAATGTAGTAAACTTCACAAGGTGATTCTAGTGGATTGTAAAGTTCATATTCAATACACACACCAAGACCACATAATTCGTCACAAACACCATTATCAATTACCTCAACAATTGAACCCCTACACCCTGATGTTAAGACAAAACTACTCTGATCTTTTGTACACACATAGTTATCCGTCCCGTTAACAGTTATTTCATTATCATTCCCATCACAATCTATATATCTCGCGACACACCTATCTTCACGACCACTAAAACTGTAAATAAAATTATAACATTTACATTCTGGTAATCCACTTGGTGTCATTGTTGGTGTCACAGTAGGCGTTTGTGTTGGGGTGTTGGTCATTGTTGGTGTAACAGTAGGTGTTTGTGTTGGTGTCACAGTAGGTGTCACAGTAGGTGTAGGTGTCACAGTAGGTGTTTGTGTTGGGGTGTTAGTAGGTGTTGGGGTTGGTAGTGGAATATCGTCATAATTATCTTTTTTTATTCCAGATTTACCAATAAAATTGGTATATTTTTTTACACTATAAACACCTTGACCAGGTACTATTAAACTAGACCCACCAAAATAATTCCCAGAAACTCTACGTCTTACTAATCCCATATTAATAAATATTACTTACCACCAAATAACCAACCGTATTTAACGTAGTCACTTTTGGAAGCTTCCGTCACTTGTCGACCATATCTGTCATGTTTAACATTGACGTTTGGTAATGTGGGATTAAAATACACCTCATTTGCCACCGTTTCGTTATGAGCCACTGACCACGAATCCAACATCTTTTTTGTGTGTTCAGTTACACGTTCTAATTTTGAAAATGACGATTCCCCGACATATATCGGCATTGATATCCCCATTATTAAGTCATCATGTTGACCTTTCTGGTGATCCGGTCGACCATTCATATAAATGAATGTATTCATTTCATTGTATAACCTAACACTACGGATCTTAAACTTATGTCTAACATACTCCTCAAAAGCTGCGACAATCTGAACCCGTTTATTATTAAAATTTATACCTGGTATCTTTTCACCAGCTTTTGGATTATACGACCAGATATTCGTACTATCCACACCATCAATGTACATATTTTTATAACCAAGTTCCTGCATTTTTCTTACCGTAGTAATACCCATACCACCCGTAATATCGACAACCACAAAACATGAGTACATTGTACCCCACTTATAAGCGATTTCAGCTAAAGTATCCGGTGGAATTTTACCCAAGTACTCCAGTACCTGTTCACGTTCATCAAAATCGATAATTTGTATTGAACTAAAGTCGTCACTATCACCTCTGGATACATCAATACCCATAATATACTTGTGACCTTGTTCCGGTTCTTTCCAAATCCAAAGAGAATTACCCATAAGTTTAGTAATAGGTTCCATTATAGTATTCTCTTTTATATATTCCAATTGTTTTGAATCAAATACGTTGTCCCCAGATCCAAGAAACTCACAATTTAACTCCTGATTTATTTTTCTCTTATCATATTTTAGTTTTTTAACCATTTTTTCATACCATGTTGAACATGGTTTATATCCTTGGTTAAATAATCCCTGTAACTCGTTATAATCACGTTCAAACGGATCCACATGTTCAAATGAAATATTCTTGGAATGATCCCTTTCCGACTTATTTAATAAATAATCGACCATATCATCAGTTGGTACCAAAAATAAGTCTTTGGAATACCTAGGGTCTCTCCACCAGAACATCTCAGATATTTTAAACTGATTCATTCCCTTAACCGCTTGGTTATAGATTTCATAATAGATTGGATCAAATCCGTTTGGGGTCGATACCACAATAACTTTACCACCCGTAGATAGTGAAGCCATACAAGCTGCCCAGAAATCCCCATCAGCTTCGATAAACGCGGCCTCATCAAATACAAGTATCGTGGGGGTGTATCCACGAAGGGCATCCCTAGATGTCGCAACCGCTTTAACTTCACACCCATTTGTTAACTTATAATGTCTTTGTGAGTTTTTATCCTGGGAGAACCCCGTACCAACCCATTTTGGCCACTGATCGATGAACGATCTAATTTTGTTCGCCATCTCCATTGAGGTATCCAATTTGTTGGCGATTATTAGAATTTTTTCCGGTCTTTCCTTTTTAGCGAAAACCAGTCTCTTTGAAACCCAAGCTGCGGTTACTGTTGATACACCAGCTTGACGATATTTAAGTGCGATATTTTCCTCATATTCCTCGTAGTCGCTCAATAGTGAAACTTGGTCTGGGAATAGTTCTAAAGGTACATATCTCGATACGGTATTGTCATATGTCTGTAAGTAGGTTCTTAACGCGTACGGAGTGTCTTTCATACATCGAACATACTCCAACATTAATTGTTCTTTTGATAAACTCATAAAGATATTTCTATATAAATATCAAAACCCCCAATTATTTCTAATGTGGGGGTTTTCTACTATTTTTATGGTGTAAATTTAATATGTCATTCCACCTTGTTCCTCTTCATCATATTCATCGTCATCACCGTCACCTTCTTTATATTGTTTGTATTGTTCTTTAGCTTGTTGTAAAATTTCAGAAAATTTTCTAGAAGCTTTTTGATTGTCTTCTCTATTATTGGAAACAACATTAGATATAATATCACGTAAGAATGATTCAGCTGGTACACTGTACAAGATCTGTTCAAAGAACGGATAATACTTTTTACCTTCTGGACTTGTAGTTAACTCATCGGGTAATAATAATCTTATTTTTCTAACTAATTCAGCACCAACACGGAAATTCATTGGTTCGTTTGCCATCGTATCGGTTTGACCAATAACGTCCTGAGCCATACCAAGATCCATATCAGTCCACTGTGCTCTTGATGTTACTATTGAAAATGTCTTAAATAACTCGTGTAGTAAAATTGGAAAGATGACTCCATTAGCGAAATAAGTGTCGTTTTCTTCATTTTCTTCACCCCCACCTTCATCTTCGTCCTCATCTTCATCACCATCCATCTTACCAGCTGATCCAGCAGCGTTACCACCTAAAGCCTCAATTAGATCCTCATCAGTGAAATACATTAAATCATTTGCTGCCATAATTTTATTATACATTGGGTATAAAGAGGGATCAATTTCATCTAATCTGTCCTTATACATTTGATAAGCAAATTGACCACGTTTACCCTTACCCTGGATAATCGCGTTTATCACATTTCGTTTTTCAATCTCAAGTTGTCTTTGTTCATCCGGAGTTAACTCGTCAACGTCAAATGAAAAGTTTTTAGGTAATTCCAGTTTTTTCATTTCTTTAGGTTTCATCTGAAATTGATTTGGGTCTATTCTTTGTTCACCTAAAAATGTTAGTACGTTGATGAAGTCAAACTTATAAACAACACCACCCTCTTTTCTTTCTTTGGATACAACACCCTCACCTACAGCTTCTTCCATTGTCATGTTTGACGGTATCCACCCTTCTTCCTTTGCCGCTATCTCCATAGCTAAATCCCTAAGTTCCTCCCTATAATTAGGTTCAATACCCATAACTTGTCTTACGGACATCATTTGTTCCATTTGAATCGCTCTTTTAACTTGTGGGTTTGTCAAATTTTCTTCGGTACCGTAATATCTTTTAACATAGTCAACGATTTCTTTAAATCGTTTTTCAGTCATTTTTTCTACGTCACCAACACCACCTTTAAATCCACGGTTTTTAGCGTAAATCCCTTCAGGATCCTCAATTCTTTGTTGAGTTCTTGGGTGCATTCTTTCTGGGTAATCCCCGTACTCCACTGGAGCTTCGTTTACTATTTTTCTTATTAATCTTTCTAAATTACTATTTCCCATTACATTAAATTTAACGCTTGTTTTATTACGGAGATAAACTCATTCTTTTTTTCTTCTTTACCCTTTTTAGCTTTAGGTTGTTCTTTTGGTCCAGGTCTTTTGAATGGGTTTTTATCTTTTCCTGGTTTTGTTTTTTCTTTAGTTCCAGGTTTTACAGGAGCTGTTTCAGTGTTTTCACCCAATTCTTTACCCATACTAAATAATTTACCAATTGGTTTTTTCATAGTTTTCATTTCTTTTCCTTCATCTTTTGAAAACATAGTCATTTTTTTTGGTTTACTCAACATCATTGAGTCTTCTTTTTTCGTTTTTTCTGAAATAACTTTAAGAAAATCACCTTTGGTCATTGATGGGTTTACATGACCCTCAATTAGTCTAACAATTTCGTTCTCTAGTTGTTCCTCAACTTTTGATTTTTCTTTTTTGTATTTTACCGTTTTTTCCGGGTGTTTCTTTTCTGGCATTTTTTCGTAGTCTTTTTTTGTTGTGTCATCCGAAAATTCTTTAGCCATATCACACCACTTTTTCTTTTCCTTACCTTTTGTTTTGTTACACTTAACCCAAAATAATCCTTGTTGAGCTTTCGATTCAAATCTCTCAGTAACTTCCCCCTCCATGGTTACGGATACACTACCATCTTGATTTAATTTTACAGCTTTACCACCAGGAAGTGACTCTCCCGATGATTTTGCACTACTAACTTCCCCAGGACTAAAGGTTCTAATTTTACTTACGGTATCAACAGCTTCATCTGTTTCTTGTTTTTTAAATTTCTCAGATAACGTTTTAATCTGAGACTCACTTAATCTTGAAACGGTTTCAATTTTTAACCCGTTTTTGATTAAATTCATTATGTCTTTTTTAGTTCTCATACACCATTTTTTTTTCAAACTCCAATACGATATCTCTTTCGTATAATTTATCTTTTATCTCAGATTCGGTTTCACCAAACCTAAAAACCATTCTTTTTGTTATTGAAAAATCAATATCCCCAGTTTCTTTTTCCCACCCAAGAGCTAACACACCATCCATTGAGTCTATAAGTGAAAAAACATCGGAATCTTGAACCAATTCCAATGTTATCTTTTCATTACTTAATACCCCAACTTTTTTAATGTGTTCAATATCCGGTGGACTAGGGTAACCGTTAGCTGGTTTTGATTCCCAGTTGTCACCCCAAACCTCTAAAGTATCCGAGAATATGAATTCATATATATTATCCCCCTTATAGTTTGGCCCAAGTTTATTTATGTAAATTAAACGATTCATAGTACCTTACCGTCTGGGGTTATTTTGTTTTCCTTTAATCCTGTTTTAAATAATAAATTACCTTTACTCGTCGACCCAACCAAGAAAGAATTAGGGTTTTTTTCTAAAAACTTTAAAGCCGCTCTTTCCTGTCTAATTGACTCGGAAAGATTAACAATTTTCTCCTTTGTTTTTGTTACCGATTTAGAATTTGAAATTTTAATTTCGGTTTCGTCAATATGTTTATTAATAACTTTATCAATTATTGATTCATAAATCGATTCATATCTTTCATGTGGATATCTTCTAATTTTTTGTCTAGATCCGTGTTTTGGGTAATCACTACTGTCATAATCATCTTCCTCACCTAATTCACCCATTAGTTCATTTGAATATGACCCACCCATGTAATCACTAAAAGCGTCAGCGTACGATTCGTAGGTTTCTGCCATTTCTCCTGACGGTTCAGATACCGGTTCTTCAGGACTAGCCATTTCTTCGTCACCAAAATCAATATCTTCTTCATCATCAAAACCCATATCCTCATCATCGTCTTCGTCAGTACCTTCTAACCTAGATATAATCTCCTCAACATCGTCCTCATCCAAAGCTGATAGATCCAAAGACGATAATATTGAATTAATAATGTATTTAACATCATTTGAGTTCATATCATCTTTAGATAAGTAAGCTCTAATTTTTTGTGCTGATTTGCCGATTAATTTTTGAATGAGTTTCATGGAGACTTTTCCATCTTTTTTGGGTCCCATATCATCGTCGTATCCATCCGAAGAAGATGACGATCCCATATCGTCGTATGTATCAGAAGTGTCTGTTGACCCATCGTCAGATCCCATATCGTCCATTGGTGGAACATCCCCGCCTTCCATTGGTGGAACATCCCCGCCTTCCATTGGTGGAACATCCCCGCCTTCCATTGGTGGAACATCACCACCCATTGGAGGTACTGATCCTCCTTCCATTGGTGGTGTAACTGGAGGTGTTACCGGTTCCGGTACTGGTTCTACAACTGGTTCCGGAGTTTCAGTAGATTTTGTCTTTGGTAATTTTAGTTTAAACTTTTTTTTTTGCTCTGAAAATAGAGAAGTACCTTCGAAATTTTCGTGTAAAGTATTAAATTCCTTAGCCATTAAATTTAATTTTTTAAGTGCTTGAGAATATGAAGAATAGTATTTTCTATTTTTCATCGGTTCAATATAATCAGATACCGACTCATTAATCGATCTTTTTATAATATATCCTTGTTTTTCTTTAACGATTTCATAATGATTTCCGTCAGATAATGATATCTTATATTCTGTTGATTCATTCTCATTAAGTCTTGATGGTCTATTTTCATTGTATCTAGCGATTTCCATAATACGCTTGATTTTATCCATACCCTCAAGTTTTTCACTTCCAATTGGTCTTAATCCTGACATAGTATATTTTTTTAAATAATTATTTTTTCTTAATAAATATATCGATAATTAGTATTATCTTATTTAAATTATAAATTATTGGTTCATTGATAACCTATCGTCCATTAACCCTATTGACGCGTTATGTAATTTTTCGATATACCCATTCCTCCTTAAAATTTTAAACACTAGATTTTCCGTTGAGTACTCTCCGTTTTTCTCCAAACCAGACGTTCTATACTTTTTAAGTTTTTCTTTGTACTTTGATAGAATCTCTTTCGCTGACTCTAGATCCTCATCACCAATACTGTCAACAACCTCATCAATAATGTTCATCCACTGTTTTGTTTTTTTCTTTAACAATTTTCTATCAATGTTGACACTTTCTTTTTTTGGTTTATTAGACCAATCGTCAAATAATACTGAATAAACCCCACTACTAAAGTGAGTTGCCGCTTCATCTTGGACATATAACTCAACCTCATAACCAAATAATTTAATATCGTGTTTTTGGTTAAATAATATTTTTTTTAGATTAAAGAATTTTTCATATAGATCTATTTGTTTTTCACTGTATTGTGAGAAATTAGCTACAACATGTAAATCAATGTCGGAATATCTGGACCAATTATAGTTTGATAGGGACCCCATTAATACTATGTCAGTTACTATAATATCTACATCTAAAAACTCAATAAATTGGTAAGATATTTCCAATAATTTGTCCCTAACGTCACGTTTCATTTTAACACTACCATCAGACTTCTCCCAAATTTTAGGGTTTAGTGATGTCTTGGGTATGAAACTACGTAATACTCTGTTATCCATTTTATTTGTTAATTCAATGATAAATAGTTTACTATTTAATTTAGATCAATTTTTGATATTTAAATGTTTTAGATATTTTACTATTAAAGAAAGATCCCTGTGATGGTGACATTCTAAATTGAGTATATAATTGATGGGGTACATCCGAATATTGGTATTTAACCCCACCCTTAAATTCAACAACCAACACCTTACTTTCAGTGTCATACTCTGTTTTAACTAAATTACTGGAATTAATTTCATTTATAATTTTAGTTCCTTTTATTTCTTCTTTTGTTATTGCCATAATATCACATTTATAAATAAATATCTAATTAAAAACAATATGTACTTTTAGTCTTTTGTTTATTAAATTTATAAAAAATAATGTTATGATTGAATACGTAGATGATGGTGACAAGAACAAAAAGAAATCAGAGAGTGGGACCCCAGTTCTAGACAACTTTAGTAAGGATTTAATAAAACTAGCTGAACAAGGTAAGTTAGATCCGGTAATTGGACGACAAAGTGAAATTTTTAGAATAGCTCAAATCCTATCCAGAAGAAAGAAAAATAACCCAATTATTATTGGTGAACCTGGAGCTGGTAAAACAGCGATTGTTGAGGGGTTAGCTATGATGATTCACAACGGGGAATGTCCTAAAAATTTAATGGATAAGAGAATTGTTTCCCTGGATATTAACTCAATTGTCGCTGGTACAAAATATCGTGGACAATTTGAGGAAAGAATGAAGGTTATTATTGAGGAATTACAAAACACAACCAATATCATTCTTTTTATTGATGAAATCCACACAATGGTTGGTGCTGGGAATAGTTCCGGATCCCTGGACGCTTCAAACATATTTAAACCAGCGTTATCAAGGGGGGAGATTCAATGTATTGGAGCTACAACCCTAGATGAATACCGAAAACATTTTGAAAAAGACGGTGCTCTGGAGAGAAGATTCCAAAAAGTTATTGTTGACCCTTCATCAAAAGACGAAACCTTTGAAATTTTAAAGAGGAGTAAGTCAAAATATGAAGAACACCACAAAGTACATTATTCCGATGAATCACTTTGGTTGTGTGTTGAGTTAGCTGATAGGTATATCACTGATCGTGAGTTCCCGGATAAAGCTTTTGACATCCTGGATGAGGTTGGGTCAAGAATGCAGATAGATATTAAATTACCAGAGGTAATTGAAAAACTAAAACAGGAAGCTCAGGACATTAAAAAGGAAAAAGTTGATGTGATTAAAAAACAAAATTACGAACAAGCTGCTGAACTTAGGGATCGTGAAAGAAGTGTGGTGTTAAAACTAGAAGATGAAAAGAAAAAATTTGAACTTGAGTTATTAAGTAGTAAAAGAGGTATTCCAGAAGATTTAATTTATGAGGTTGTGTCGAATATGACTAAAATTCCTGTAAGTAAGTTGAATGTGGATGAGAAAAATTCATTGATCAGTTTGGAGTCCTCATTAAATCTAAAGGTCATCGGACAAGAGGAAGCTGTATCTAAAATATCAAAATCTATCCGTAGAAACCGTATCGGGATTAAAGATCCAAATAGACCTATCGGTTCATTTATATTCTTAGGTTCTACTGGTGTTGGTAAAACATTTTTAGCTAAACAATTAGCTAAAGAAATATTTGGTAGTGAGGATAGTTTAATTCGTGTTGACATGTCCGAATACCAGGAAAAACACACAATTTCAAGGTTGATTGGATCACCCCCAGGATACGTTGGTCACGAAGAAGGTGGACAATTAACCGAACAAGTTAAAAACAAACCATATTCTGTGATATTATTTGATGAGATTGAAAAGGCTAATAAAGACATATTTTCAACATTATTACAGATGTTGGATGATGGTCATATAACAGATAGTTTAGGTAGAAAGATTAACTTTAAAAATTGTTTAATCATCATGACATCAAATATCGGTGTTAAAAAATTACAAGATTTTGGTACCGGTGTAGGGTTTAAAAGTAATATTAGTGAAACAATTCAGGAAGAACACAAACGTGACGTATTAAAGAAGGAATTGAGTAAGTTTTTCGCTCCCGAGTTTTTAAATAGGATTGACGATGTAATTATATTCAACTCACTTAAAAAAGATCATGTTGATAAAATTGTAAAACTGGAAATTGATAAGTTAATCGAGAGACTAAAGTCCATGAAATACAATTTTACGTATGAGAATTCTGTTACTGAGAAAATATCTGAGGTTGGGTTTGATGAGCAATTCGGTGCTAGACCAATTAAACGAGCTATTCAGGATAAGATTGAGGATCTAATATCTGAGAAGATATTAACTGGTGACGTTACTGAGGATAGAGAGTATATGTTGTTTGTCAAAAAAGAAAACGATGAATTGGTAATTGATTTGGAAGAAAGATCAAAACCGGAACCAAAAAAACGTGGTAGAAAGAAAAAGGAGGATTAATAACCCTCCTTTTTTATTTAGTACTTTTCGTAACCAAGTTCATCTATCATTAACTGACCAACTTTAATACCATTATATGTGTCCTCTACAACCACGTATTCGTTCCTTGTGTGATAATTATAATACCCAATTGATATATTGAAACATTGAATGCCAAACATCGTTCTAATGGGATATATATCGGTATATGGATGTTTGTGATATTTGGTATCCGATGGGAAATGTTCAGTAATTAGTCTACCCCCAACCTCAAAGAATTTACTATCACGGTCAAACATACTAATATTCATCAAAAACTCTGAAATCATATTGTTTTCCGGAGCGTCAAATTGAATTGAGTATCCGACATTATCAAAGAATCCCGGATCAGCTTTGAAAGACCCTTTACACCCAGTCTCCTCAGATACGAAGAAAGCCGCTTTTACATTTGGTAGTCCTTTTAGTAATTCAAGACAAGCGTAAACACCACATTTGTCATCACCCCCAATCCCAGTTGGGTTCCCGTCATCATTATACGCTTTCAGGGACAATTTAACATTACCCTGTGCGTCCGGTAACATCTCCTCAACAACGTTTATAGACTCAATGTTATGTACGGTGTCTGTGTGGGATATTACACATGGGAAAAAACTAACCTCATCAGTTTTTTTTGTAGCGTAAATATTGTGAAACTCATCGACATAAAATGGTATATTGTTTTCGGTTAACCAATCACAAATAAATTTAACCATTTTTTCTTCCTGGTACGTTTTTGTTGGTACCGATAGAACGTCTTTTAATAGTTGGTAGTTTCTTTCCATACAACAAATGTATGGGTTTTATATTTAATTACCAAATTAATTTAATATATATGTTTTTTTAAATCCGGACCAATCTATGTGATAATCATACATTTCTAGATCTATTGTGGTCATATTACGTTTTACTATAAACATACCAACAGAACCGTCACCCAGATACCAATTCCTGGTAAAATATCTAGTCACAAGACTACCGAATTTATTTTGACCAATTGATCTAACATCACCTGGAAGAATATTATCACCCTTAACATAACCAAAATCAAATTCATAATCATTTTCACGACCCCAGAAATTTAATTTAAAATATTCCGAGTCATTCTCAATTAACACCTCTAAAAATTCTTTCGGTGTTTTAAATTTCTCAACTTCCCGACCACCATCATTGTATGAAGCTTTTGTCTTTAACTCTAATTTTTTTTCTTTTGGGTGAATAAAAAATACAACTTCATTATACGAGTAATTTGAGTAGTCGTCACCACCTAACGCACTTTTTGGTTCACTCTCAATATACTTAATTCTATCCCCATTTGTCATTAAAGTTATATCAATCAAAAATTGTTTAAGGTTATTTGGTAATTTAAGACTTTTAGATTCCATTCGTTGTCCCTTTTCATTCAGACCATAAACAAATCTCTCAACATCATCTATTTGTGGACCATCCATAAAGATTGTAAAAGTTGACACATCCCCTAGTGAACGACAAAATATAAATAAACCGTTTAATAAATGTCTTTCATTATTTTCCATAGCTTTAATCTATTTTCATTAAACAGTTCATAATTATACAGGAATGAATTTAATTCATCCATTGATAATTTACGATATTCCGGATCCCTTTCCCCAGTATCAATCGCGATTGTAGCTTTATTTGTGGATCTATCAAGATCCGTAATTACGAATTTTTTATTCTCACTTTTTGGTATAGTCATTACGGTACCAAATCCACCGAGTTTTTGAATATAATCCAAATAATTACTATATTCCTCAAAATTCATAAACTCAAATTCCTCATTCTCTTGAATACCATCTATAATATCGTCAAAAATATTTGATATCTGATCATTTAACTTTTCATAATCAAAATCATCACAACCAAGACTATATTCTAATTCAGACCAATCACCCCTATTATTCTTATCATACTTATCAATCAATTTTGTTAATAGGTCTTTTACTGTCCCACCAATAACATTTAATTGTTTAAACCATGTTAATAACACAGAAATATTAACTTCATATTTGTAAGAGTGATTTACCTCCTTAATCCCAAATTTCATAAACGGATTTTCAAATTCAGAATTGATAGACTCCCTAACATTGTCCTCAACACAATTTTGATAGTCCTGAGCGTAATCAGTCAAGAAATCATCTGAATAACGACTAAAAAATTGATCAAATACTTTAACTTTTTCCTGTGTTGTTTTATTAACTGATCTTGGTGATACCAGTGAGATTACCTCATCAAATTTTTTCTTATTCTCATCATTTAATGTATAATTAACGAAATCACCATCCTCCCACTGTTGGTTAAACCAATACACATCGGTATCACGGTAAGCGTATGGATTATTAGCGTCTTTGTAGTAATATCTATCCTCATTATCAATATTAAATACGTCTAGAAAATCATCCTGTTCCTCAAATTTAATTGTTATACTACTAGATGATGGTCTATCCTCATTGTAATTAACAACATCAATTAATGGATCAACATCATCTCTCCAACTAGGTTGTACTTTACCAGACATAATAGACTTTAAATATTCAAACGTAGTACCACCCTTGAATATTTTATTAATATCTTCTTTTAACTGGGGATATTTTGAGATCACGTCCCTAACATCGGTAGCTTCTGATGACTTAAACCCATCTGTTACATTTAATATCTTTGTCCCATCCTCATATTCTTTAAACATGAATATCTCAGATTCCGGATCCTTACCAACAATAAAATAAATGTCCTCACTAAACACCCCAAACTCACTACTCACGTTAGTTAGATCTTCCGTGTTAAAATCTGGTAATAGATACTTGAGACCTTTTTTTGTCATTACATCAATTAATTTAACACTATCATCCTCATAGATAACGTCCAGGTCTTCTTCGTATGGATTATAATTTTCTCCCATTATATAATAAAATACTTTTTTTACTAATTTTAACTTGTTATATAAGATAAATATATTTATACTTGTATATATGTAGGAATATACGTATATTTGTATATAGTTCTTTGATAATATGGGGGTGTTTATGGATTTGACAGGTATTGGCTGGAGAATAAGGGCATGTGGGGACTGAATTAATCCCCTTAAAAACTGATTCAGAAAACAACTGGCAATGTGCTAAACAAAATGGAAACTCTTGGTTTACTAAGAGGTTCTGAAGTTACTGTAGCTTAAGAAGTTTACGGAAACGGGGGGTCGGTGGACATACAACCTAGCAACAGAAGTCTTTACAAAGGTGGATCACGACTGAACCCTAAATCGAGTCGTCCATTGGTTGTTGATTTACGATGGTGAAGAACAAATTAACTATTTTGGGGTATTAGAAAATACCAACCTAAACATGTAGTCCTTACCTTACGGGGTATTATGGACGAGGGTTCGAGCCCCTCCACCTCCACCACTTAACCTCATTACACTTGTGATGAGGTTTTTTTATGCCAAATAAAAAACCCCATTCGATTAAGAACGAGGTTTTCTTTTTAGGGCAATTCCTGAATTACTTCACGGTAACAGTGTCTGTAGATTTTACTGTAGAAGTTGACGTACTATCAGATACTTCACTAGTAGCGTTTTTAGATGCGTTCCCAGTTGATGTATTTTCACCACAAGATGTCATTAGAGATATTGTCGTGAAAACAACAGTAATAGTTAAAAATAATTTTTTCATTTTTGTTTTAATTAAAGTTATAGTTTATTATACATAATATATAGTACATTTTTTTGTAAAAATCAATAGGTGGTATAAAAAAAAGACAACTAATTGTTGTCTAAGTTGTTTTCCAGTAAATTAATTTGATAAAAAAAGGTTGAGATTACACCTGTTATTGAGAACCTTTGGAAGGATTATTGTTTCCCTTCGTATCCACCATCTTTTGAACGGTATTTCTCAGTGACGGTTATTTAAGTGAACCACTCTTTGAGGTTTGATCTACTCTCCTATTACTTAACTCTCTCCGAGAATGCCTTCCCAGTTGATCCTTGCGAGATTAGAGGTCTTTGGTAAAAATACACTCAGACTTGGGGTCCTTATGTGCAACGAACAACTCGTTACTAGGTAGTCACCTTTCGACCAAACCTGACGGACACTTTTCCTTTCTGTAGTTTAATAATAGATTTATTACTTTCCATAAAGTTTTTGTGTCGTGGATTGTGAAAGTAGTGGTCCGTCTCGAGATTCGTTATCTTTTGAACAACAAAATACCCAACTACCCTCTGAAATGTCCCCATTTCCATATTTTAAGACTACTTCGAAACAAATCCCTTGGTAGGGATTTATTAAGGACAATTTCAGCACCACCTGTTTGTTGTCATACCTTTCGGTTTTAAGTATCCTTTAATATTGGAATACGTAATTGTAAATTTGGATAACTTACTTCTCACATAATTCCTACGGGTTATTCCTATTGGGGTTCCCCCCTCAATCAGATGACCCACATCACCTAATCATAAGATCACTTTCCCTACACCGTTGGCCTCGGTACTAAAGATCTTATGGTATCCCGCTTGTGTACTCGACCTCAATGATCCGGAGACCATTAAGACGCAAATCAATTTGACAGTTGATTCACTTTATCCCACTTTCGTGGTTTATTTAACGACTATACACAGCCAATTATCGTTTATCAGTTCCTGGTGTTTGTCCCGAAGGATCTAACCGTACTCCTGAACGGATAATTTCTTAATTTTCAAAGAACGTTTCGGACTTTTCCGAATTCTGATACAAAGTTAAGACATTTATTTTGATTTGTCAAGTACTTTGTAAACTTTTTTTTATTTTTTTTTAATATTTTTCGATGTATACGTGTTCGGTACCATACTTTGTCGCCTGATTATGAGCGAACTCAGCACTTGGTGTGTAGTATCTCATACCGTTAGATCCAAAGTAGTAAAAAATAATGTTTTCAATGACAACTGTTTCTTGTTCTGACATATTAATAAATTTTAAATTCGATACAAAGATAGTGGATAAAAACTAAAAAACAAATTTTTATAATAATTTTTTAAATATTTTTTTGATCTCATTAACATTCTCAGTTACCTCAGAAGTTTCTTGGGGTGTCATCATTTTACCAAAAGACCCAAATAAATCAAAAAGAGTGGAACTTCCACCTTTACCAAAAAATCCAGAATAAGCGTCATCATAAGTTGATTTTGTATCCCCACTTACCGATTCCCCATCCCCATCTGACGATTCGGAAGATTTACCGGAACCTTTTAATAAGGTTCCATCTACGGACAAATACTCTTTAATGTGTTTTTTATCGTCAATACCAATATGTACGTGAGTTATTGTTGGAGCTGAGTCCCATTCACTTATTTCACCAACTAGATCACCAACACTTATTTCATTACCAACACTTAGTTTTACATTTTTTAAGTGTGTGTAAAATGTGTTCGGGTTTCCTTCCGTCCCTGTAATTGATACTTGAGTACCAAAAACTTTACCGGTTGTTTTATTGGTTACTCTCACTTTTTTAACCTTCCCTGGAAGTATAGCGTAAACCTTTGTACCGGGTTTAGCGAATATATCCCAAGCGTTATCGGATTCCCAGTTACCAAAAGCTCTAGCTCCGTGGTTTTTTGGACCATTCTCATAACCGGAGTTTTTGTTGTCACCCCAACCGGGTTTAACATCCCCAAAAATCTTAGGTAATACTTTAGTCTCGACCCCAACTCCCGCTTCAGATCCTTCACCTTCTTTATCACCTTCTTCAGTTTTACCATCAGACGAAGATTTACACAGTGTCGGAATCCTACCAATTAACGCTTCCAGTTTAGCCAAATCTGTTTTATCTTCTGGGTGACAAGTTAACATGGACTTAGCGGACTCAATACCACTTTTAGCTTCTCCAATCTCGTCTAGTTTAGAACAAGCGGTATTTGGGTCAATAGCACGTAGATCCTTTTCCTTATTCTCAATTTGGGTTTTAACGAATCCGGAATGTCTATTTTTCAACCCGGATAGAATGGATAAAGCTTCAGTTTTAACCTTGGTTATTTCCTCAACTTTAGATTCATTTAGAAGATATTGTTTATCCCCTAAGAATTTTGTCTCAAGTAATAAATTAGATTTTGTTAAATTTTCACGTTTTGAGTTATGTCTCATTTGAATTGATATATCCTATAAATATATCACTCAGGTAAAAACCACTCCGGTTTGTCCCTATTTCTCCAGGTTGTGAAATTGGATTTAGCCCCCATGTAATATTTACGATATGATTCGGTAACCGAGTCTGTCTTATATTCATCTGGCATAGCTTTTGGTGGATTTGTAAACTCCCTATCTGGAATATTTGGTTTATTTACAATACACCACTCAATAACTTCCTGGGATTTATGTCGTTTACCGTATCTATATGTGTATTCACGACACAATTCCAACCCAAGATCACAAAGATAGAGATAGTTGGACAAACTTTCCCTGGACCATATCGAACAAGGGTGGTTTTTGTGTGAAAGCTTGTACGGTACTTGATCGGTAGCTTGATCGGTCATGTGATGAACACCACATAGGAGTTGTGCGGTCTCCAGAATCATTTTTACCACATGTTTATCACAATGATACGTAGCACATTTTTTTGTGTCGAAGTCTAAAAAGAAAATATTCATAAAACTAATTTACTGGATATAAACCAATAAAACAAATTTTATTAAATATTTTTTATGTTAATTCTCAAGATGTGAGATTAAAACACCCCCAACGGATGTCGCGTGTACCTGGAGATGGTTAATACTTTCCATATCCAATTTTGTTTTTCTCTTTGTGAAGTCAACCCCAAGGATACCTATGAATTTCTCATCAATTGTCTTAATAGAAAATAAATATCCAGATTTACACCCACTTTCCTCCGCGACATATTTTAGACCAAAAGTAGCGATTGTTTCATCTTTAAAATCCGAAACCTCAATTGTGTCGTTTTGTAGGAGTTCATTTATAGCTTTTGAAAACAGGTTAACCGGGATGTTGTGGAAGTTACTTTGTATTGATGTTGTTCCCAGATTAACGGTTTCGTATATTATTGAGAATTTAGCCATTGATTTACCAGTTGGGTAAAAATTACCCCCATTATGAAACTGAGCTATCCAAACTCTATCGGAATTAAACTCCTCCCGTATGTGATCTATTTTTGATGTGATCAATTCACTGACTCTTAATGTGTCTCTAACCATATCTGGTTTTTTCTTCTTCCCCTCTAACCAATTTCTAACAATTATTACTAGAATTGGTCCTAAAACACCGGTAATAAAAGCTACCGAAATCATTATAAAATTCTCCATTAAATTTTTATTTAATAAATATATTTAAATCCATAAAAATACTTAGATTAAAAACAAAAACCCCCATTTTAGGTGGGGGTTAATATAACTTTATTAAAAAATTATTTTTTGTCAATAATTGACCAAATAGCTCCTGTTAATGTCATAACGCCACCGACGATTTCAGTAACGATAGTTTCATCAACAAGTCCCTTCATTACAACGATACCACCAACGAATGTCAACGCATGTCTGATAATACCCATAATTTGTTCTTTAGATAATTTCATAAAATTTGTTTTTTATGGTTTATTTTTAATATAAATATCACTTAAGTAGGTTATAATACTCTTTAAAGTGTTTTATCCTATCAGCAAGACCTATTGTTCCACCATTAACTCTCTTTGTTACTGCAGTTACGGTAGCGTCGTCAGCACCCTTATCACAGATACTCCAAAGTTTATTTGAATCGAAGAAGAATCCCGCTGACGCCAATGGGTATTTAGTGGCAACAAGATCAGGATTCGAGACACAATCTTCACCAATAAATTTTGTAAAACTTGTGTAGTTTCCTTTTCCTGTTAATTGAATATACCCTCTACCTCTAAATTTAAACCCTTCTTTTGACGCTTCATCCCCATTACTCATACGGTTAGCGTAAACCCGGGACGCTATTTTCTCAGGTTGTCTAGCGTATGATTCCGCTAAGTTACCTGGAAAATATTTACCAAATGTTCTTTTTAATCCATCAGCTGAATAATTTAAATTTTCCGATACCGCTTTAAACCCTCCTGATTCGTGACCACATTGAGCTAAAAAGTGTGCAAGTCTAAGATTACTTGTGATGTTAAATTTCTTCGCGGTTTCTGGAATTTGTGTGATAACAGCATCGGGAATATGACCCTTTAATTTCTCAATGTTTAATCCCGTTACTGGTGTGATCACAACATCTTCTTTAACCACTTGGGTTGTTCCAAACATTTTAGACCAGGTACCATCACCAACAATACCATCAGCGGTTAATCCGTTTTTAGTTTGCCATTCTTTTACCACCGATTCAGTTTTAGGTCCAAAAGAACCATCAGCAGTTAATCCTAATTTTTCTTGGAGTTTTTTTACATCGTCCCCTTTCGATCCTACTTTTAATAACATAGTTTTTTGTTTTATTGTTTATTTTCTGTTGCGTATTTAATACCCATAATGGTTCCCACAATTGAAAAAGCGTTAGTTAAAAGAATACCAAATATGTTAGACCAAGCAGCACTTATAACTTGTGTATCCTTACCCATTACAAGGGTAAATACGTACACTCCGGTAGTAATTATACCAACCCCAACGATAATATAAAGTGCAACCCTAACTATTGTTGATATTAATTCTGTTTGGTTTTTCTTTTGGAGTATGTCAAGATCGTTAATCGCGTTTGTTTTAGCTTCCTCCGCACGTATTCTCGCACTTTCAGACTTAATCATTTCCTTTTGGAGTTCTTGTTGAATTTTTTCGTTCTCTTCTCTCCAAGTAATTAACTCACCATTCTGGATTTCAATTTTTACCCTTTGTTCTTCAGCTTCGTTTAGTGTGGATTGGAGGTCCTCCATAATTTTCAAATTCTTCTCGTTCAAATGGGACAACTCACTGTTTTGTGTTTGTACTTTTTTCGTTATCTCCAATCGTTTACGTCTAGAATCTTTATCTTTGTCAGAACATTTAGTTAGATAGGTTTTAAAATCGTTGTTATCAGACTCAATTAATTTAATAATGTTTCCCTCAAGTCCGATATTCTTGGACTCAAAGAGTTTAATTAAACCTGTTTCACTATTTTTATCTAATCTTATCATTTATACACTTTAAATGGGGCAGTTCTATTTTTATACCCATCATAATCTTTTCTGAACTCTTCTAAACGAGGTTCGATATCGTCAGATTTTATAATCCAAAACTGAGCACCAGCTTGAACAGCCTTCGCTTGCTCTTCTGGTTCGTTTGAAGATGATATAATACCAACAACTACGTGATTACCGTATTCAAAATTAATTTTCCTAATTAATTCTATACCATCAAAAGAACTACCAATAATATTTAAATCAACAAATACACATTCAGGTTTATCATTATCGTCCCCACTTTGGAACCATTTTTCGAATTTTTTTGCCGCTTCGTCAGAACTATTTAACGCGTTTAAAGACAAACTTATGTCAAGTAACGAACAAGCGTCCTCAAATACCAAATGGAATAAATCCTCATCATCCACTAATAAAATTGAATCAATCATTTTTTGTTTTTTTTTAT